TTAGTCACAAATTTTTATCTTCTCTATTTCTACCCGAAGGTCTTCCAAAGTGCGGTGTCCATAGATTCGATTGGTAATGTCTGACCCGAAGCTGTGCCCCAGCATTCGCTTTCGGTCATTATCCTCGACCTTGAATTTCTCGCAAAGTCGGGAGAATGTGTGCCGACAGTCGTGCGGAGTGTGTTTGGGGATGCCAATAGCTTCCAGAGAGATATACATATCCTCTCGCAACGTGGCCACGCGCCCCAACAGACATCCGTATTTTTTTAACCGCTTATATACAAATGGACGGATAGCCGAATGGATCGGGACAATGCGATCTTTACTGGAGCGGGTTTTCACGCCGCCTTTGAAATAATTTTCTTTTAGATTGACTTCTATCGTTTTGTAAGCTTGAATTCTAAATCCTGAATAGCACATGATCAAGATAAATGCCACAATATCATTGTCCTTATGTGCCCAGAGAATATTTAGCTCATCATCAGTAAACGGTACGCCATGTTCGTCATCATCTTCAGTGTTGATCTTGACATGCGCAGAGTAGTCCTTTTCACACAACTCATAAATCTCTGCGTATCCATACATTTGATGGAACAGAGAAACTATAAGCTCCTTGCTGGCGTGTTTCAGAGGGCAATTATCCACAACGTCTTGTAGATCCTGGTGACGCAAGTCGGCAAAAGTCTTGTCATGTAGGGAGGCGCTGTTTTTAAAGGCCGTTTTAGTGCTGTCTAATGTGGATTTTGCATACTCGCGGCTCTGATCCGTCTCAAATTTCCAGTGGTAAAATTCCTCATATACCTCTTTGAATGTCTTGCTCTTTTCCTGTGTCTTTACACCCTTAACCAGATTGTAGTCCGCGAGGATGCGCTGGGCTACGCTGGCCAGATCTGATCTGCTGTCGGCGCCGATTTCCAGTGTCTTTTCCATGCCTGGAGTATAGGTTCCCGCCTTGTAGGCCGTCAGGACTGTGAATCCTTTTATCCAGTCGTCTACGTAGCACAGGGCTTTCGGTACCATCGGCTGTCCATCCAGCGTAAATTCTGTTGTTGGCGGGTGGACTGCATACGGGTTCCGCCGGCCTTTACCCAGATAGCGGATGCTTCCGTAACCGTTTGGCAGTTTAGGGTATTTTTTTCTCTTTGGCATAGTATCATCCTCCTAAAAAAGCGCATAAAAATAACAGCCAGAGAACTTTTATTCTCTTGCGTGGCTGCTCCGAAGATGATACAATATACATGGTCATAATAGTGTATCTCTTCGGAGATCGGTCGGTCTGGTGTTGGTAGCACCGGGCCGGTTTTATTATGGATTATCCGGAAGCTTTCCGGAATTTGAAACAATTTTTTTGTCTTGAGATTTAACACGACGTTCAAGCTTTTTTATATCTTCTGATGCCGGAAGTTCTTCTGGTTTAATACCTCGCCTTCCCAACATATCCCTTACAGAAGAATTGTTTTGCACGTGTTCTTCTGTAATAGAAAATTCTCCGCGCAAATCTTTTTCTTCTACATTATAATTGGTCATTTCTGTGGCGAGATTCTTGGCCGCAATCGTTAACGTCGGGAGGAAGTCGGCTAAAGGACGATTCTCCTTAACGCCCAGTCGCTGTTTCATTTCTTGAGTGGTATTTCCACCAAACAATGCATAATCTCCTTTTGAACGTATTCTGCCGAATCCGGCATCGTCAACTCCCCTTTCGTATATATTTTGAGAAAGTCTTTTTTCAGATTCTTTAAGCCTGTCGCGAGCTGCTGTTCTTTCAATAAATGACAGTCTTTCTTCAATAATCTCCTGCTTACGAGTTTGAACAGCAAAGTAGCTTTGCGCAAATGCGATTTCTTCTTTTTTTGGATCGCCATTTTGAGCGATAAGATAACAAGCGTATCTTGTTAACATATAGTCTTTAACAGGTCGTTGCCCACCTTTAGCTATTTGGATCAATTTCGTGACCTCACGAAAATGATCAAAGGTATCAATGCCGCTAGTTTGACATGAATCCATCGCGCGAAGAATTGCTTTGTCAAAATTTTCCCATCGCTCGTATCCAAGTAACGGCATTAGGTCACGAGCATACCAAAATTCGATGCCATAATCATCATTGTTTTGTAGTATACTGTCATATTTAGATTTTATAAATGTAAGTTTTGTTTTATCCATATTCCTCCTTTTTGTCTAACTTCTTAACCGTATGGAATCGCATTCGGTTAGATTGGTTCCTGTTGGCGCAGGGGCCGGTTTTTGTTTGACAAAATAGTGATGTTGACATATAATATACTTAACAAGACAGCCAGTAAGGGAGGTTAGGGCTCCCCGTTCTGGCAAAAATATGTAAGCTAAAGATTTAGCCGCCTATTCTTTTCCAGAGAGCAGGGCGGCTATTTCTTATGTGTCAAATTGAGGATGGATACAATTAAACCAGCAAATGCTAAAATAATCATAAACTCTTCATATGTGTTCATAAGCATCCCCTCCTGTCAAGACTCAGGACGAGGAACCGTAGCCGCTCTACTGGCTGCCCTGGTAAGCATATTATATTGTCAAGGTGCCCCGCCCCGTGGGGCGGGAAATTAAAACGCCAGTGGCGAATTAATCACAATCCTCCATACAAATGTTCTTCTTCCGCTCGCGCGAAGAAATCTACTCCGTAGCGTTCCAGCTTTTGCATGTCTTTTTCAACCCGCGCCAGTTCTTTACGGATGCGCCTCTGCCTGCGTTTAATGGCCTGTATGCGCTTAAGAAACTGATTTCCGGTCATAATCACAGGCTTTTGATCTTGAGTTCCGACCTGTGGCGAATGTTGACTTTGCGCATGCGCCAGCGCTTCGATCTGCTGCACGTCTTCCCTCTGAAAATCTAATCCTTTGATGTGTTCCATGCCGTGCCAATATGATTTAGCCTGAGCGTCCGTTGAAATTCTCGCGTTTATAAAAATTGTAAAACTTCCATCTTCATTTTCTGTTACTATTTCCTTTGCCTTGGTATCTGGCCAATCCATAAGGACGACATTAACAACCGGTGTCATTGTCACCGCGCTCCTTTCTTTTCAATGCCATAAGCATATCATAAGTAGTTTTTAGGTCCTCAGGGGTCGCGTCCTGGGCTGCATCGAAAAGAACCTTCAGATCTTTGTTTTCAAATAATTTCTGTGCCATTGCGGCGGTATCATCATTTAAGTAATATTTGTCTCCTTCGTTTTCTTTTCCTGTCATAAGATAGTTTACAGATACATCAAAATAATCTGCAAGTTTCTGGACTTTTTCCATGCTTGGCTTGCTCGTATTGATTTTACATAAAGATCCTCTGGCAAATCCCAATTCTTTTTCAGTGCCTGTAACTGTCACGCCTTTTTGCTTACACAACTCTTTAATCATCTCATATGTCAACATAACGCACTCCTAAAAAAGTTGAAAAAAATACGCAAAAGGTATTGACATATTGAAAATAATACGTATAATGAAATGTAGAAAGTTGAAAATAATACGTAATATCAATATGTAAAATAGCTTTCAGTTTGTGGTTATTCTGATTATAGAATATTTTACGCAAAAAGTCAATAAAATTGCGTATTATTTTCAAAAAAGCGTTTATGAGAAAGGAGGAAAAACATTGCTATACGACAATGTAAAAAAACTTTGTGACGAGAGGCATATCCCAGTTATCAAGCTAGAAAGAGAACTTGAATTTCCGCGTAGCAGTATCTGCAAGTGGAATGAAAACGAGCCCGGAATACGAAAGGTACAAAAGGTAGCTGATTACTTCGGCGTATCGATCGAGAAACTGTTAGAAGAGAAGGAGGTGGTGTGAGATGCAAGAATCAAATTGCCGCGATCCAGCGAAAGAAACCATGTCAGTGCCTGAAGCTGCACGGATTTTAGGCTGCAATGCACAGGCTGTCCGAGAGAGGATCAAAGCCGGGATATGGGATTTCGGAGAACGAATCCCACGGGAAAAGACTGGGAACAAACAAAACTCATATGTGATTTACCGCCGGAAGCTGTACCGGCATATTGGGAAGGAGGTGTAACAGATGCCTGAATGGACAGAATGGCCCCAGGCCGGGAACATCCACCTACGTCAGCGGCCACAGCCTACATACTGGCAGCGGCACAAGAGAACGCTGTTGAAGGTTTTAACGGCTGCCGCAGGAGTTGCCGGAATCATATTATTATATCGGGTAGAACAAGACCCACGCTGGGGGCTGGCGGCAATCCCGCTACTGGTGGGTGCCTTAATCGCCCAGAGCTGGGCGGGGAAGGAGGCAACATGAAAAAGGCAGAGCTTGAAAGACAATACACATGGATAGTAAAAGAGGTAAGAGAGCTGCGAGAGACATCAGGTTGGGAGGATGACCGTATCCGTTGCTTTTTGATCGGAGTCGTGACTGCCGGCGATAGTTGCTACACAAGTAGCCAGCTCAGAAGGATCTTCGATTTGGTCAAAAGATGAGCTTACCTCAAGCAAAAGCCCCGGAATGAGCCAAATCCGGGGCCAGAGGATAATAGTAAGGAGACCACTAGTTGTATCCTCATTGTAAGGTGGACTGAGAAAAAAGTCAAGAAAAACGACAAAAATTGCGTGCAAAAACGACAGAAAGTGTACACAGCGTCTGAAAACAGGAGGAGGAACCAACAAATGAAGGAACGGATGACGCGCAAGAACCCGCAGGGGATGGGATACAGGGTTTGGCTGGACCATGCCGGCTCCTTTCGGATCGAAAGCCAAGGCGGGGAGCTGTTCCTGTTAGGGGACCTGGCGGACAAGCTGGGGTATCTGGAGGATGAAGAGGAGAAAAGGAGGAAGAAGAGATGAACGTATATCAGAAGATTTACGAAGTGATGGCAGCGGTTGGCTACCTGTCGAAAGATGGGAAAGCGGAATACGGGAAGATGAAGTACAGAACCTTAAGTGCCAGAAAAGTGACAGAGGCCGTCCGTGAGAAGCTGTTAGAGACAGGGCTTGTGATCCTGCCGGTGCGTCAGGAGAGCCACCGGGAAGGTCAGCTGACGACCGTATCGGTCACTTACCGGATCGTGAACACGGAAAAACCAGAGGAGTTTGTGGAGGTAGCATCCCAGGGAGAGGGGTTTGACTCTACGGACAAAGGGATGGGGAAGGCCCTGACCAATGCGTATAAATATATGCTGCTGCGTACCTTCGCGATAGCGACCGGAGAGCAGGAGGTAAGGAGAGAGGATCCAAAGAGGCAGTGCCGTCCGGCCAGTGAGCGCCAGAAAAGCGAGATCAAGGAGCTGTGCGACGCAAACCGGGTCGATTTAGAGAGCTGGCTGTTTCAGAGAGGGTACAGCTGGATGGAGCTGACGGAAGGGCAGGCAAGCTCTATGCTGGAGAAATTGACCAGCAGCTTTGGATAAAAAGAAACAGCACATAGGAGGGGCCCCATGTGCTGAATCCCAAGCAATTATAAAATTTGGAATCGTTAAGTCATGCTTATTATAGCATGCATAGGCCCCCAAAAGCAAGAGGGAAACAGGCGTTTTTTTCGCCTGTTTCGACCTCGATAAAGATATTAAATTTAGCCAAAGGCGGGCGGGTGCGATGGGAGTAAAGCGAAAAACGACGGTCTTACGAAAAGGAGAGATCATAGACGTGGAAGAATACCATGACGGGAATTACGGGTCACCCGGGAAGCGTCGGGAAAAGAAGGTGAAGGCAACGAACGAGCAGATGCAGAAAGTCAATGCGTATCACAAGATGCGCCGGGCCCGCCAGAGGCTTTTGGAATACTTTGACCCGGGTGATTTATTCGCGACCTGGACCTATGAGCCCAGGGAGCGACCAAAGGATATGAAAGGAGCTTTGCGGGACTTTAAGAGGGCGATCGGGAAGGTGCGCAAAGAATACAAAAAACGGGGAAAGCCCCTTTTCTGGATCCGAAACATTGAGAGGGGGACCAAAGGAGCCTGGCACATCCACCTGGTGGTCAAGGAGATTGGGGAGAGCGGGGACATCGTACGCAAGGCCTGGCCCCATGGAGGGACCTATCTGACACAGATCCGGAAAAATGAAAAAATCTACGATGAGGATTTCACGAAGCTGGCCAGCTATCTGACGAAAGATGCGCGCACCACCCAAACGAAAAAGGACGGATCTTTGTCTCTTCCCCGCATCCGGGAAGCCAGCTATGGGACCAGCCGGAACATGCCGCTTCCGCTTCCCAAGGAGGAGCGGTTAGTCAGATGGAAGAAGGAGCCGGAATCGAAGAAGGGGTACTATCTGTTGAACGTCCGGGAGGGGATCAACCCGGTGACGGGCTATCAGTACCGAAGGTACACCATGATACGGCTAAGGAGGGAAGAACATGCAGGCAAACGTATACATAGAGGCCGACAGCCGCGAACCGAAAAAGAAACAGCGGATCGTAGGCTACGTGCTGGAAAGTACGGTCAGGGGAGAGATAAGGACCAAAGACGAGTTCTTTGAGGTGGAGGAGAGCTTCCATGGAAGCATGGTGATGGCGATCAAAAAAGCCCTGGCCCGGTTTCAAAAGCCCTGTGAAATCACGATCCATGCGCCGGACGCCTGGACGCTGAACATGCTGGAGAGCCAGCTGGAGAAATGGGCGGCTCAGAACTTTCTGACCGGGAAGAAAGCGCCGATTGCCTGGCAGAAGGAATGGATGCATATCTGGCTGAAGGCGAAGGAGCATACGATCCTCTGTAAGAGGGGGAAGCACGCCTATACAGAGTGGATGCAGGAAAAGATGAAGGGAGGTGGATGGAATGATGCTGGGGACAGAAGTACAGGTGAAAAGATATGATCCTGAGACGAAACGGCCAAAGAAGAAAAAGATGGTGCTCATGGAGAAATACCGGTTTTTCGGCCTGTTTGTGGATGAACACGGCATTCGGGAATGCTTCACCTGGCAACAGCTGCGGCAGATCGAACAGGGGGAAGGGGCATAAAAGTGAAAATCGTTATAGAAAATCAGATGGGGAAAAATTGGCGTCTAAATCAGTAAATACTGAATCGGAGGGGCATTTTATTGATACCAACAAAACAATCAGAAAAAGTGAATATTTTACCAGAAAGGGAAAAATATGACCGGATATCCAAAGCAGGAATGGAAGAAAAAACGCATCAGGCATAGACGGAGCATTTTGCCCTCTGCTCACAACGGATCTTGCTTTTTGTGCGCGCTCCTGCATGAGGATGAGAGGCAAAAGAGAGTGCTGCACACGCATCACGTGTTCGGAGGGCCGAACCGGAAGGCATCGGAACAGTACGGCCTGACCGTACCGTTGTGTCCGGAGCATCATACGCAAGGGAAAGAGGCAGCACACAGAAACCAGGAAATAGCCGCTCTTCTTCACCGGCTTGGCCAGGAGGCCTTTGAAAAGCGTTTTCCGGATCTTGATTTCCTTGAAATCTTTGGGAGAAATTACAAATGAGCTACAAGAAAGCGCCAGGCTGCGTCTTTCCGGACTGTGAGCATTGCCCGCTAAAGGACTGTGAAACCTATGGCTGTTTCCCAGGAGAAAGCAAACGGAACGCCTATTTCGGGGAACTGCCAGGAAGTAAAGCAGAAAGCAAAAGAAAGAGGGAAAAAGAGTATGCGCAAAATATCAAAGATGTATCAATGGAGCAAAGGAGCCGATTACCGGAATGTCTGCAAGTGGTGCCGCAACCTCGTAAAAGTAAAGCAGAGGCAGAGGACAGCCTATAAGTGCAGGATTTACGGGGTAACAGAAACACCGGAAACGGACTGGCAGCCCCAGCACATTGCCTGCAAGGCCTTTAACCTGGATTACCAGGGAGTACCCGTGATCCAGGGAGGGCAGCGGAAGAAGGCGGCAGAGGACATAGAGGGCCAGCTGAGCATAGCCGATATACCCGGGGTAATGCCCGAATCAAAATATAAGACGTACAGGTGTGATCCATCCGCCATGTGATCAAATAAAGAGAAAAGAAAGGAGAACCCCTCATCCCTAAAGTGCAAACCTTCAAGCAAGCTGCCGGGGCGGCGGCAGCGGAAAGCGGAGAGGGGACAAGGAAGATGAAAGCAAAGTATGAAACCTGCATCCATGTACAAGAGGTTGGGAGCTATGCGGTGTATGTGCGTCCGTCCTGCCCTAAGGCAACGATGATCAAAGGGGTGCTGGTCAGCAGCAAGAAGCGCTGCGCATCCTGCAGAAATTGGAAGGAGAGAACGACATGAAACGAACCAGAAAAGAATACAAAACACTCATCGAAGACCGGATAAAGATGAAAAATCGTCTGCAGAGGCTGGAGGAACAGATTACCCGGTGGATAGGAGATATCCTGGAGGAGCGCGATCGGGAACAGACAGAGTACAGACGGATGCTGAAAGAACTGGCAAAACGTATCTGCATTCTGGAGGAACAGCTGGCCGTGCGAAAGGGGAAAACCAAAGCAGACGGGGAGGCCGAAGGCTTGGAGGAGGCAGAAAAGAGCAGGCCTTTAAGCGCGCCGGAGCTTTATGATTGCAGGGAGGATCTGCCGGTTTACTAGACAGATGGGAAAAGGAGCGGGTGATGGGAACGAACTATCAGGAAGACCGGTACGTACGGTGCCCGTTTTACAAGCGGGAGAACCGCCTGGAGATCAAATGCGAGGGCCTGTGCGGGAGGTACACCAACAACATCTTTGCCGGAAAACGGAAGAAGGACGCCTTTAAGGAAGACTTTTGCACCGGGTACTATTGGAACTGCCCGCTGTACCGGGCACTGGAGGAGGATACGTGAAGCATAGGGAGCGTCTTTACGAATGCCCCGCAGATATACCTTGTGGAACAGCAAAGCTGTTCCCCCGCCCCGTCAGGGGCATGTGTTGCGGGATACTCTGGAGTATACCCTGTGGAACAGCAAAGCTGTTCCCCCGCCCCGTCAGGGGCATGTGTTGCGGGATACTCTGGAGTATACCCTGTGGAACAGCGTGTGCTGTTCCCCTGCCCCGACAGGGGCATGAGTTACGGGATACTCTGGAGTATAGGAAATATGCGCATTTGGAGCGGATCAAGGCCCGCTCTTTTTCCCGTTTTTGGAAGGGGGTGAGACAAGGCCGAGCGTTTTCACCCCCAAAAAGGGTCTCTCCCCCCTAAAAAAGGGCCGATACCCCCTAAAAAACACCCTCCAAAACCGGGCAGTTTACCACACCCCCAAACCCCGCATAAATACTGGTACTGCCGGCATTTTTAAGGGCCAAAAAACACCTAAGTAACACCTAAGGTAAATGGCCACCTGCAAAATTCCTCCCAAACGCCCCCATTTTACCCCCTTAGGGGTAAGGTATGAAAATCCCTCCAAATATGTCACAATAAAGACTATAGGGCAGGGCAGCAGATGAACAGGAAAACGAAATTGACGGACAAGCAGGAACGGTTTGTGCAGGAGCTTTTGCGTGGCGCCACCCAGCGGGACGCCTACAAGGCCGCCTATGGCTGTAAGAACTGGAAGGTTTCGGCGATTGATGCGCAGGCCTCGAAGCTTTTGAAGGATCCAAAGGTGGCAGAGAGGCGGGAAGCGCTCAAGCAGAGGGCCATCGATCTTGCGGGGCAGGACGCAGCCTCCGTGCGGGCCCTGATCCTGGAAACAGAGATCGCCATTGCCTCGGCGGATCTGGGGAAGGTGTATGAGCTGGGAAGGGACAAAAGCGGACGCTTAACGGCCAAAATCAAGGATCTGGACTCCCTCGATACCCGGGCGATCCAGGAAATACGGTTTGATCCTTACGGGCGCCCGATGATCAAGCTGTACGACAAGCAGACGGCGATAAGGGCTTTGAAGGAATATTACGGCATAGAACCACAGGAGCAGGAGCAGACGAAGATAGAGATCGAGCTGAAAAAGGCAGAGGAGGCAGACCGATGAAAAAGGTCATCCTTAGGCTAAACGAACCCAGTGAAAAACAGTGGATGTTTTTAAAGGATACGCACAGGTATGTAGGCTATGGAGGTGCCAGGGGCGGCGGGAAGTCCTGGTCGATCCGGTTCAAGGCAATCATCTTAGGTCTTCGGCGGGAGGGGATCAAGATGCTGATCGTGCGAAGGACCTATGAGGAGCTGGAGAAGAACCATATCCGGCAGTTAAAGGATCTCTTGCTTCCGCTTGGGATTGCCAAATACAATGCCACCCGGAGGATCTTCACCTTTGTGACAGGCAGCACCATCGAGTTTGCCTACTGCCAAAGAGATGATGACCTGGGAAGGCTGCAGGGGGCGGAGTTCGATGTGATCTTCGTGGACGAGGCCACCCAGCTGTCGGAATACCAGCTAAAGGTGATTGCCGCCTGCTGCCGTGGGGCGAACGATTTTCCAAAACGGATCTATTATACCTGCAACCCGGGAGGCCAGGGGCACGCTTACATCAAACGGATCTTTATCGATAAACGCTACGTGGATGGGGAAAACCCGGAGGATTATTCCTTTATCCAGGCGAAGGTAACGGATAACCAGGCACTGATGAGCAAAGATCCGGAGTACCTGCGGATGCTGGAGGCGCTGCCTCCAAAGCTTCGGGAGGCCTGGCTGAATGGAAGCTGGGACATCTTTCAGGGGCAGTTTTTTGAGGAGTTTTTAGACGATCCCAAGCACTATGAGGACCGGGCCTGGACCCATGTGATCGAGCCCTTTGACATTCCCATTGGCTGGAGGATCTACAGATCCTACGATTTCGGCTACAGCAAGCCTTTTTCCTGCGCCTGGTGGGCCGTGGACCAGGACGGCCGGCTGTACCGGATCCTGGAGCTGTATGGCTGCGGAAATACGCCGAATGAGGGCCTTAAGTGGACGCCGCAGGAGCAGTTTTCCAAGATCCGCCAGATCGAAGACGAGCACCCATACCTGAAGGGCAAGCACATCCAGGGAGTGGCCGACCCGGCCATCTGGGAGGCGTCCAGTGGCCAGTCTGTGGCGGAGACGGCGGCGAAGCACGGGATCTATTTCGAGAAAGGAGACCATAAACGGATTGCTGGCTGGATGCAGGTCCATTACCGGCTGCAGTTCGACGAACACGGGATTCCCATGATGTATTTCTTCAGCAACTGCAAAGCGGCGATCCGGACGCTGCCGCTTATGATGTACTCAGAAACCATTCCGGAGGATCTGGATACTAATCTGGAAGATCATTGCCTTGTGGGTGACACACAGATAACAACACGGACAGGGCAAAGGAAAATCAAGGATCTGGTCGGAAGCAGTGGCGAGGTAAGATCAAGTGATGGTAAGTGGCATAAATATCACGACGTAAGGAGGACCAGAGAAAAGGCCAAGGTGTTTACCGTGACGCTGGAAGATGGGACGCAGTTTACGGGGACAGAAGATCATAGGATCCTGACTGAACATGAGGGGTGGTGCCCGATTGGAGAACTGCAGGGGAAGGAGCTAAGGATATGCAGGTAAGTAAAATATCAGACACAATTCAAGAGTTCGCAGGCGAACGCTTTTACCTTTGTGGGCTTTATTTTCAACGCAAAGGGAAACGCCTGCATCGGGAAGTATGGAAATATCACAGGGGAGAGATACCGAAAGGATTTCATGTTCACCATAAGGACGGTGACCGGAGCAATAATCAGATTGAGAATCTGCTACTGGTGGAAAAGAGCGAACATTTGTCCATGCATATGACGCCGGAGAAAAAAGAACGATCAAGAAAAAGCATATACAAAGCGATACAAGCAGCCCCAGCCTGGCATAAAAGCGAAGAGGGTAGGAAATGGCATTCCATGCGTGGGAAATTAAACCGAATCGTTGCAAAGCCAAGAGTCTATCACTGCTCTTTTTGCGAGAAGGAGTTTTCGACGATCTACCATTACGGGGAAGGAAGAAATCATTTTTGCAGTAATAATTGCAAGGCTGCGTATCGGAGGAGGAGAATCAAACTTGAAAGTAATAAAGGTTGAGTTTGCCGGTGAAGCAGACGTATACAACATGGAGGTGGAAGACACCCATGATTTTGTCATACAAGGCGGAGTGATAGCGCACAACTGCGCAGACGAAATTCGGTATCTGTGCATGGACCGCCCCATCGCGCCAAGGGCGCCGCAGCAAAAACGTTCGCTGGCAGACGATCCGCTCAACCAGCGGGTGAAGAAACCCAAAACAAGGTTTATAGGAGGAGACAGAGCATGAGCAAAAAGAAGGAGACAAGAGAAACAGCCGGCACATCCAAAGGGACAGCCTCCAGCCCTCTCAGGCAGCAGATCTCCCGTGCACAGGGAGATGCTCTCGGCCCGAAGAGAGACGATCCGGGCCCCGGAGGGATGCCGGGTTTTGTGCCGTATGAGCAGCCGCAGACGCCTCCCGCCGTTGGGGTGGATGAGCTTCGGAGGGCGCGGGAGATACTAAGACGCTACAAGGACGGAAAAAAGATGCTGGAGGAGAAGATCGTCCGCAACGAAAAGTGGTTTAAGATGCGTCACTGGGATTTACTAAAGACCGAGGAAACCTTAGACGATCCCAAGCCGGCTTCCGGGTGGCTGTTTAATTGCATCATCAGCAAGCACGCGGACTTTATGGATTCTTATCCTTCGGCAAGCATCCTGCCCCGGGAGATCGGGGATCAAGAGGAGGCACAAAAGCTCTCCTCCATCCTTCCGGTGGTCTTGGAGCAGAATGAGTTTGAGGCGGTCTACTCGGAGGAGGTGTGGTATAAGCTAAAGCACGGGACCGGAGTGTTCGGGGTGTTCTGGGATGGAAGCAAGCTGGGAGGTTTAGGGGACATCAGCATCCGGCCCTTAGATCTTTTAAACCTGTTCTGGCAGCCGGGCGTGACTGACATCCAGAAAAGCGAACACTTTTTTTCCGTGGAACTGGTGGACAATGACCGTTTAGAGGAGCAGTACCCCCACCTGAGGGGGAAGCTTCACAAGGATACGGATACGCTGCTGAAGAAATACTGGTACGACGAAAACATTTCCACCACGGGGAAGTCGGCGGTGATCGACTGGTATTACCACAAAACAATCGATGGGAAGCGCACCCTGCAGTATTGCAAGTTTGTGGATGAAGAGGTGCTGTACGCGACAGAGAATGATACGGAAGTGGAAACCACGGTGCAGGCGGAGGGCGTGTACGATGAACGCGGGAACCCGGCTTTGGATGAACACGGGCAGTACCAGGTTCGCTATGTGGAGCGCCCATCCGCGCCCAGCATGCGGACAAAGGGCTGGTATGACCATGGGATGTACCCGTTCGTGTTTGACGCCTTGTTTCCGGAAGCGGGCATGCCGGTGGGTTTTGGGTTTGTGGACGTCTGCAAAAACGCCCAGACCTCCATTGACATCTACAACAACGCATTCGAGAAAAACGTGCAGTTCACCGCCAACCCAAGGTATTTAACGAGGAACGACGGTGGCATGAATGAAACGGAGTTTGCCGATCCAAACGCGCTGTTAGTCCATACGGACGGGAATCTAAGCCAGGACAGCCTGGTGCCGATTACGCCGCCCACCCTGGTGAACAGCAACTACATTGCCATTTTAAACCAGAAGATTGACGAGCTCAAAGAGACAGCCGGGAACCGGGACACCACCAACGGGGGCACGGCAAGCGGTGTGACGGCGGCCTCAGCCATCGCCGCCATGCAGGAGCAGTCCGGAAAAACCAGCCGGGACCAGATCAAGACTACCTACCGGGCCTATGAACAGGTGGTCACACTGGCCATTGAGCTGATCCGTCAGTTTTATGATCTGCCAAGAGAGTTTCGGATCACCGGGCAGCAGGGGCAGGAGGAATTTGTCTCCTACAGCAACGCCGGCCTGCAGCCGAAGCACCAGGGCGTGGAATTCGGGCAGGATATGGGATACCGGCTGCCGGTCTTCGATATCCGGGTGGAGGCACAGAAGGAAAGCGCCTATTCCCAGCTCTCTCAGAATGAGCTGGCCCTGCAGTTTTATGGGAACGGCATGTTTAACCCCCAGTACGCGGACCAGGCCCTGGTGGCTTTGGACATGATGGAGTTTACGGGAAAACAGCAGGTGGTACAGAAGGTGCAAAGAAACGGAGGGATGTACCAGCAGATGCTCCTGATGCAGCAGCAGATGCTCCAGATGGCGGAAACCATTGATTCCTTAACCGGAGGCCAGACCCGGATGGCGGAAGAAATGGCAAAAGGGATCAACCGGGGGATTCAGGAAGGGCAGGCCCGTACGCAGGGCGGCGAAACAAAAACGGCAGGAGGGGAGAATGCCGTCATGACAAACGCCAGGCAGCGGGCTTCCCAGACGGCGACTCCGCGGTGATTGTGGTCACCTATGAGAAGAGCCGGGAAAGCTGCAGCCTTCGGGTGGAGGGCCATGCCGGGTATGCAGCCAGGGGAAGTGACATCGTCTGCGCCGCCGCCAGCATCCTCTTTTACACCCTGGCAAACCATCTGTCAGCAAGAAAAGAAGCAGAGGCCCAGGTGACGAAAAGAAACGGGGACGCATTCCTGACGGCGAAGGGAGAAGAGGCCGAAAAAGACCTTGCGCTCATCCTGACTGGCTTCTTTCTTTTGCAGGAGTCTTATCCGGAGTATGTGAGGGTGCAAAAGAGTCCCATCACCCCTTAAGGGGTAGACTATACTTTACGAAAAAAACGTGCTATCCTGTAAGACAAACGGGTGTTTTCCTCTTGCCCGGGGAAAAAGCATCCGGATCAGGAGCCGCGGGCCGAACCCGCAGAAAAAGGAGCCGTGGGCCGAACCCACAGACTGAAAAAAGGAGATTGCCCTATTCATGCAACCGATGTTAGATTTACAGTGCTTTGCAGAAGGGGAAAGCGCTGCCATAGCAGAAGACGGCGCACCAGAAAGCACCACAGCAGAAAACCCGGCCCCGGAAGGGACAGCCGGAGAGCAGGCCGCACCTGCAGGGGAACAGACGGAACGCTTTGAGGAGCTGATCAAAGGGAAGTATAAAAAGGACTTCGATACGCAGGTACAGAAGATCTTAAGCAGCCGCTTTAAAAACCAGAAGGACCATCAGGCGATCCTTGATAGGATGCGCCCGGCCATGGAACTGATGGCGCAGCGCTATGGCCTTGTACCGGACGAGAAGAAGGGGCTGGACTATGAGGCCCTCTACCAGAAGCTTGTGGACGACAACTCCATGTATGAGGAGGAGGCCTTTCAGCGCGGCATGCAGGTGGAGGATCTTAAGCGGATGAAGCAGCTGGAGATAGAAAACGCGAGGCTTCAAAGAAGCGCAAGCGAAGCCGCGAAGGAAGCGGAAAGCCGGAAGGCATACGATGCCTTAGTGCGTGCGGGGAAGGAATTAAAGACGGTGTATCCCGATTTTGACCTGCATGCGGAAATGCAGAATCCCGCCTTTGGCCGCCTGGTGGCGGTGGGCGTGCCGCTTCGGACTGTCTATGAGGTGGTTCACAAGGACGAGATCCTCTCCGGAGGCATGCAGTACGCAGTGCAGAAGACCCAGGAAAAGATCAGTAAATCCATCCAGTCAGGCCTTGCGAGGCCCTCGGAAAACGGTGCCTCCTCCCAGGCGAGCGCGGAAATTGGAAGTCTGGATCCCAGTAAACTGACCCAAAAAGACTTTGCCCAGATCAAAGCGAGGGCGGAACGGGGAGAACGCATCACGTTCCGGTAACCTTCGCGGAAAGGAAGAAACAGATGTTTGCACCTTTGGAGCATACAAGAAACACGGAATTAAACCTGCAGCTCTTTGCAGAACCGAATACCAACGTGACCACAGCAAATACCACAGGCAACGATTTATCCCCCACCATGAAGACGTTTTACGACACGTCGCTTTTGGAAAACAGCCGTTCGGAGAATTACTTCAACCAGTTCGGGAAGAAGCAGCAGCTGCCGAAAAACGGCGGAAACAAGGTGGAGTGGAGAAAATTTGAAACCTTTGCCAAAGCCTTAACGCCGCTGACCGAGGGCGTCACCCCGGACGGTAACAAGGTCAACATGACCAAGATCGAAGGAGCGATCGCCCAGTACGGCGATTACACCACGATCTCCGACCGGCTGGAATTAGAGGCGGTGGATCCCATCATCTTAGGGGTAACGGAGGAGCACGGCGCTCAGGCCGGAGAAACTTTGGATACCATCACAAGAAACGAGGTGATCACCGGAACCCAGGTGATCTACGGCGGGGGGAAGGCTTCAAGGACCACCATTACGTCTGCCGACAAGGTCACGCCGGCGCTGATTAACCAGGCAGTCACCCTCTTAAAGAAGATGCGCGCGCCCCAGGTGGAGGGAGGCGGCTACATCGCCATCATCCATCCCTCCTGTTCTTATGATCTCCGGGAATCCACCGAGTGGCTGGACGTGCATAAATATGCCCAGCCGCAGGAGATCTATAACGGCGAGATCGGAAAGCTGCACAACGTGCGCTTCATCGAAAGCGCGGACCAGAAGGTCTGGACCTACAAAGATACGAACGAAAAAAACGTGGCGGTGTACGCGATCACGATTTTTGGCCGTGACGCCTACGGAATCATTGACCCAAGCGCGGAGTCCTTAGAGGTGATTGTGAAGCAGAGAGGCTCTTCCGGGACAGCCGATCCCCTGGATCAGAGGAGTACGGTCGGCTGGAAGGCCAGCCACGCGGCGAAGATCCTCTACCAGGAGCGGCTAGTGCGCCTGGAGGTAGGAAGCTTCTACTCCGACAAGGACGAAGCGAACTGATCCTTAGAGGCACGGGAAAGGAGAAGAAGACGATGAAACAGAAAGCGACGGAAGCAGGGCCGCAGCTGTCCTGGAAGGAGGACAAGACACGGATCAAGCTTCCAAAAGAGGCAAAAGGGCAGGCGAACTACGTGATCGCCTCCTGTAACGGCGTGGTCTATAAGATCCAGCGCGGCGTGGAGGTGGAGGTGCCCAAAGCGATCGCGGAGATCTTGGAGCACGCGGAAGCGGCCAGGGAAGAAGCGGACGCCTACGCGGAAACCGTAGAGCAGGTATAAACGGCACAAAGGCCGCATAGAGGACAGGCAGGGGCAAACATCCCCTGCCTGTTTTGCGAAAAAGAGAAACGGCCAAAAAAGAAGGAGGAAGACCCATGACAGCACAGGAACTGATCGGCGCCTATGATGCGGAGCGCCCCAACCAGATCGATACAGGGGTAAAGCTATCCTGGATCCAAAAGGTGGAATGGATGATCCTGCGGGAGACCGTCCTCACCCATTCAAACGACCCACGTTTTACCCCGCGGACAAAGCCGGGGGAGGAAACAAGCGCCCCCTTTGACCCGGAGCGCTATTTTGACACCTGGGGCCTGGAATCGGAGTTACTCGCGCCGCCTCCCTACGAAGATGTGTATACCTATTACCTGGATATGCGCCAGGCTTTAAATGCGGGAGAAACGAAGCGCTATAACCAGATGACGAGCCTGTATAATAATGCCATGCTCACCTTCCAGCAGTATTATAACCGCACGTACCGGCCTATCAAAAAAAGCAAGCGGTTTCTGCGGCACGAGTGCCTGTAGGAAAGGAGGAAGCCGTGTTTTATCCGGAAGTACCAGACAATGCGAACACCCGCCAGTCCATCTCCCAGTGGCTGGGGTATAACCATAACCTAAGAATCGGGGACGGGGAGTTTTACGACTGCGAAAACTTAAGCTCGGACAACTATCCGCTCATCTCACCCAGGAAAAAGCGCCCCGTCCTGGCTTCCCTGCCGGATGCGGTGCGGGGGCTTCTATATACGGACGGGGACCTGGCCTATCTCTCCGGAGGGACCCTGTACCTGGGCAGCGCTTCGTATGATTTGTCCTCCTATATGACAGATTTGGAAAGCGAGCAGCAGCTGATCAAGTTTGGCGCCTACCTGTTGATCTTCCCCTTAGGGCTGTACTTTCATACGGCGGACCGGGCGGATTACGGAAGCCTGGGAAGCGCGTATACCGCGCCGGAAGGCGTAACCGTCACCTACATGGTCTGCGACGAGACGGGGAACGCCCTGGACGCGGCAGATCCTGACGGCTACCAGAGAAACGTGACCGCTTCTACCACAGCGCCCAAGGAGGGGATGAAAGAGGGGGATTACTGGCTGAATACCTACGACGGAGGGCTGTATGTGTGGGACGCGGACGCCTCCATGTGGAACGTGGTATTGACCACCTATGTGAAGATCCAGGTGCCGGGAAGCCAATTAAATACCCGGTTCGCACAAGGGGATGCCGTATCCATGAACACCTCCGTACCGGAGATCAATACCGGAAGCATCATCCAGTACGTGGGAGAGGATTACCTGGTGGTCACGGGGCTTATGGGGGACAGCGTGATGCGCACCCAGAGTACGGACAGCACCTGGCGTCTTACCATAGAGCGGAAAGTCCCTGCGCTGAACTACGTGTGTGTATCCGCCAACCGGGTGTGGGGCTGCTATTATGGAATTGTAAACGGAAAGCAGGTCAATGAGATCTACGCCTCGAAGCTTGGGGATCCGAAGAACTGGTACTGCTATGAGGGACTCTCCTCCGACGCTTATGCCATCTCCCTGGGGTCAGACGGCTGCTTTACCGGCTGTATCGAATACCAGGGGTATCCAACATTTTTCAAGGAAAATGCCATCTACAGGATTTACGGCCGGTATCCTTCCGAGTACCAGCTGGTCACCACCAACTGCCGCGGGGTGCAGGACGGCTCGTATAAATCCCTGGCGATCTGCGGGGAATACCTGCTCTACAAAAGCGTGGCGGACGTCTGCATCTATGACGGCAGCACACCGGTGTCCATCTCAAACGCCTTAGGGAAAGGCTGCCTGTATTACAACGCGGTCTCGGGCGCCTGCTTAAACAAGTATTATATTTCCATGAGGGACGCGAAAGGGAATGCCACCCTGTTTGTCTATGATATGGATTACAACCTGTGGCACAAGGAGGACTCCCTTTTCGTGGAGGCGTTCACCTATTCCGTCTCCGGACAGATGTACGGCTACGCGGGGAATAAGGTCTACGGCTTTGGAGATGCCGACAACATGGCCTACTTAGAGCAGGAGGTATCGGAGGAGTATGTGAAATGGTACGCCATTACCGGGGAGATGGGGTATGAGTATCCGGATTATAAGTACGTCAACCGGCTGACCCTGCGCGCGTACCTGCCGATCCGCTCGGAGATCGTACTCAGCATCAGCTATGACGACGGCCCCTGGCAGGAGGTGGGCGTGCTGCGTGGCCCAGGCACGGTGAAAAGCCAGAGCTTCTCCTTCTGCCCGACCAGGTGCGACCATTTCCGGCTGAAGCTGGAGGGACATGGGGACGTGCGGATCTATACCCTGTCGCGGACGTTGTGCGCGGAAAGTGAGGAGCCATGAGTGATATCGTCATTAAGAAGCCGGAGCTAAATCCGGGCCAGGTGGAAAAAAGCCTGGCAGCCATCGACACCTGGATCCATGACACGGCCGATAAGCTAAACTTCTTTTTCTCCCGGATGGAGGGGCAGACGGGAACAGAAAGCGCGTCAAGCGCGAACGAAAAAAGCGATGCGCGCCTGCGCGCTTACGTACAGCAGGCGTTACAGAATAAACCGGATGCCATAGAAAGAGAACAGGTGGTTGCACAATATACCGGCGCACTGTCGGCGGGGCAGGTGAAGCTTTTGAGTGCGTCAGAACCAATGAAGGAAGGGAAAAACTATTTTGTCCGGTGGAACCAAATCGTGTATGCCTGCGCGAGGAAGGAATTGGAGGGGGAAACCTATCATACGCCGTATCTGGGGAATGCGGCCCTGATCCCGGGGGGAGAACATGAGGATACAAAAGAGCCCTTTGTGCTGTTTGTGGAGGAGGGGCAGGAAGTGTGGAGCCTGTGCGGACAGGGCGCATACGAAGCGCTGGCGGTGATAGTGTACCGAAAGGTCTATGAATTGTCGGAAGATTTGATGGTGGAAACCATTGAGGGGTACTTAAAAGGGACGGCGGCAGAGGCGGAATGCCTGAAAACTGGCCGCCTGTTGGACGGCATTCCCTTCAACGGAAGCGAAAACGTAAAGCACTATGTCCAGTGCACCACAGCAGCAGATGCACAGGTCAAAGAGGTACGGCTGGATGGCTTCCAAAAGACAACCGGGGCACTCCTGCTGGTGCGCTTTGCTTACGGGAACACGGTTGCATCCCCGAAATTGAGAATCAATGGGGGGACACAGGATGCCATTTACGATGGGGAAACGCTCCTTGCAGCGAATGCAATTAAAACAAAGAAGGCTTATTTTTTTGTATGGACCGGAAGTCTTTGGGAATTGGTCGGATAAGAAATGGAAAACCCCTGCCGCCCAGGGATGGCGGAAGGGGTTAAAAAGGGTGAAGCGATAGAAGCAACCTCTTTTAGGAAGCTTTACATTGCACAACGCCAATCACGTAAAGAATCGGCAAAACGAACGATACCAGGTTCATAGCGTTGAATCCGCTCGATACGGTATTAACGATCAGGGAGATGAGCGCGATAAGCACTACGATCACCCCAAAGCCCATCAGCACCGGACGGGATTTAGAAGCCAATCCAACGATTCCTGCAACCAGCTCCAAAATGGAAGCGATTAAAGGAAGAGCTACAGAAGCCATGGAAACGCCCTCCACACCTACGGAACTTGCCAAGTCATTGATGAATCCCAGTGCAGCAACTGCGCCGATACTGATGATCAGGGCAATCGCTCCGAAGATGATCATCAAAATAGAGATGACCTTTAACATTGTACTCTTTTTTGTCATAGAAGTACCTCCCTCATATATTTATTTATGAGTCTATAATATCTGACAATATGAAAAAAAGCAAGAAAAATGGGGGGGGGGGTATGATAAATTGGTATAATGACGCTTGCTATATATAAAAAATATGAATAACAGAAAGAGCTGCAAATATCAGATTGTCTACACAGGAGCCTTATGGCTGCTGGTCAATTAAAAAATAGAGCGGGCGCCCCTTAAAAGCCAGTGGATGGCTTACGGTGACGCCCGCTTTTCACAAGGCCCTTATACGGGTTATTTGGTAGGATCAAGCGGAACAATGGCAAGAGTTTTTCCCAGTGGAGCTAAAATCTTTAAGACGGTCTCAAGCTGTGGATTCGTGTTCCCTTTTTCCATTCTGGCTATGATTGGCTGTTTTACTCCGCTCATTTCTTCAAGCCTTTTTTGGCTTATGCCCTTTTCCTGTCTTGCCTTAATAAGCTCTCCAATAAGAGCTACTCTTAAATTGCTCTCCGCTATTTCTTCTGGGGTGAAAAGCTCTCTTTCTACTTCTTCCCAGCTTCTGCCGATAGCAGAATTATTTGTGTTACTCATACTTTACGCCCCTTTCTATAAGGTCTGCAAGTTCTCGCTTTGCTTTTTCAATCTCTCTTGCGGGTGTTTTCTGTGTCTTTTTCATAAATTGATGAAGTAGTACATAACTACCATTTACCCAGCCGACAAATAAAATTCTATCTCTAAGGGGTCTAAGCTCCCATATTTCGCCGTCAAGGTGCTTTATATAAGGCTCTCCTACTTGTGTTCCGTACTCGCTCAAAGTCTTTACATAGTCTCTAATTTTATTGAGCTTAATACGGCTATCCTTATCTTTCTTGCTTGCTAATTCGGCTAAATAGTCCGCTACTGGTTCTTTTCCGTTTTTGTCCCTATAAAAATATATCTGGTGCAAGATTAACTTTCCTCTTTCTACAAATATTATACTTAAAAGTTATTAAAATGTCAATAACTTTTAAGTGATTAAAAGGGGCCCAAAGTGGTAAGGTATCTTTTTGCATCTAAATTCTGTAAGATGGTAAGAAGAAAACAGACCGTGAACCAGACAGAGGAGGCAAGACCATGGCAGCAAACTATCAGAAAACCACACAGAAAACGACCGGAGGGAGCACCACCACCACCAATACCAGCACCCAGGGCGGATCCAGCACCCATACCCAGAGCGGCGGAACCTCCACCACCACCAGCAAGTCCTACGCTTCCGGGGAAGTGAACGCGAATACCCAGGCGAACCTAAACCGCTACAACAACCCGTACCAAGAGTCGGGAGCAGTCTCGGATCTTAGAAACCAGCTGAAACAGAACCAGAACTATCAGCAGAGCGACGCGGTCAAGGACGCCTACAGCCAGCTTCAGCAGTACGGACAGTACCAGCAGAGCGAGACGGTAAAGAACGCCTATGAAAACCTGCAGAACCTCTTAAATAACCGGCCGGGGGAATTCCATTCCTCCTACAAGGAACAGCTGGACAACATCTACAATCAGATTGTGAACCGGGAAGATTTCAGCTACAACATGAACACGGACGCCTTGTACCAGCAGTATAAGCAGCAGTACACCCAGGCGGGGAAGAATGCCATGAAGGACACCATCGCCCAGGCGTCTGCCTTAACCGGAGGGTATGGGAACAGCTACGCGGCCACGGCCGGCCAGCAGCAGTACCAGAATTACCTGCAGGAATTAAATAACATCGTCCCCACCCTGTATAACCAGGCCTATCAGAGATATCAGGATGAGGGGGCCAACCTGTTAAACCAGTACAGCGTGGCCGGAACGCAGTATAACAACGAATACCAGCAGTACCGGGATGCTCTGTCTGACTGGCAGGCAGACCGATCCTTCGCGCAGAGCAACTACCAGTCGGAGCGGGACTATGATTACGATCGGTTTAACGCAGACCGGTCCTACGCCTACAACCGGTATAACGATGAGCGCACCTTTGACTATAACCAGTTCCGGGACAACCGGGACTTCCTCTCCAGCCAGTTTCAGAATGAAAGGACCTTCGATTACCAGGATTACATCAACAACCGGAACTACTGGAACCAGGAATATTGGAACGAACGGAATGCCGCACAAACGACCGAGAGCCGGACGGATACCTCCCAGTGGAGCCAGACAGACACCAGGGACTGGAGCAACACAAGCAGTACCCAGAACACCAGCAGCTGGAGCAATACAGAGAGTCTGACGCCCAAGGAAGAGGACACCTTAAGCGCGCTGTTTGGGAACGACTCCCAAAACGGACTTGATCTGGGAGAGACAGAAGGGAAGGTGCCCTGGTATCAGAGGCTGGCAAATGGAGTGAAGGAGAAGCTTGGCGCAGCCGGAGGCCTGGACAACGACATTGTTCTGCAGATCGACCGGGCGGCGTCTCCAGGGATGCGAAGAAACGTGATTACGGATCTGGTAAGAAACGGAAAAATCAGCGCCTCTGACGCGGCGGATTACGCCAACCTGTTTGGCATCAGCTATTAAGGAGAAAAAGTATGGCAAGAACGATGGAAGAGATTGAAGAGGAAATCCGAAAAGCGCAAAAGCAGAGAAGGCAGAGCGCGGTTCAGGGAAGCGGGAATACGGCCGGCCAGTCCCAGAGGAATAGCCAGGAGATTGAAGAAAGGATCCGGGCAGAGCAGAAAAAGCGGACGCAGGAGCAGTCAAGAAACCGGGCGAAGCTTTCCTTCGGAGGTCCCACCCAGGACATTTATCAGGGGAGGGAACGTTTATACCATGCCCAGGGAACCGATAACTTCATAGATCCAAAAGCGACGGATTACCGGGCGCAGGGAAACAACCTGTTAAACAACCAGCTCACCCAGGCGGATACAGACAGACTCAGCTACCAAAAGAATTATGATTTTCTGAGCGATGCGGTTAAGGAGAGCCTGCGCCAGTACCAGAAATACCAGGATCTCTCCATAAACCCGACCGTGGACGTAGCCACCCGGAAAAAGGCAGCCTCTTCTGCCAAATACATAAACGACACCTATGACGATTACCTGGGAGAGGATGGTTTCCGGCAGTTTTTACAGTACAAAGAGGAAGCCGACAACGCCATGACGGTCGATCGATGGGATGAGAAAGTGAAGGCGAAAGAGGACTGGGTGGATCGTCTGACAAAAGAACAGGAAGAGTATCTGGATATCCTGGCTTTTCATAAAAATGCAGGAAGAAGAGGAGCGGCGGCGGCAATCTCCGATGAACATGGGCTTCGGACCCAGGACAAGGATGCCTATGCGAAAAGCGAGCTTGTCAAAAGTGGATTGAGTGAAGAGGAAATCGATGAGCTTGTGAATATCCGAAGAGGGGCAGAGGTGAAAACGACCCGTACCCCTGAAGAGGAGTTAGCGTATGCCTCCGATTACATCAATTCCAAACTGACCGAGGAGCAGAAGGGATATCTGCGGGAGTATAAGGACTATGCAGATGGAAGAAAGCAGCCACAACAGGGAGAAGATCCGGAAGCGATTGCCCAAACCAGGGCCGTCAGTGAGGCGAAGGCCAAGCTCATAGAAAGCGGCGTTACGGAAGAGGAGTTTGAAAAGATCAATCAGTATGCCAGCGAGTTATACAGTTACTACGACCGCTTGGAACAGCAGCAAAAGGCCTATGATTCTGTCCATACGGGAAGCGCAGCAGGGGATGTGGGAGGTGGCATCCTGAATACAGCAAAAGCGATCGCTGTATCCCCTGTATCAGGTTTTGGAGCACTGATGGAAACGGTTAACCGGGCATTTTATCCGGATCAGGCAGCCCCGGTAAACACGAACTCCACCTTTTATGGGCTGTCAAATAGGAATACGGACTGGAAAAATGCGACTGCCCAGAGGATCGCAGAGTTACCGGCAGGTGAACTGGGAGCGAAAGCTTATCAGGTGGGAACGTCGATCGGAGAATCTGCTTTTAACATGGCGATCGGCGCAGGAATTGGAAAAGGGCTGGGAGTGGCGTCTCTGTCGGAAAAGACCGCTCAGGCAGTGAACCACTTGGTGACTCTCCCTTCCTTCGGCGCGAATGCCTACGCAGTCACCCTCCAGGAAGCCCAGAACCGGGGGATTGATACGGATGATGCTGTAGCCACGGCACTGGTGGCCGGTTTGGCGGAAATGGCGACGGAAGTCTGGTCTTTGGATCATTTCTGGGACATCGCGAAGAGCCAGGGCACAAAGGCGGCCCGAAACGCCGTCATCGATGTGCTGGTGCAGGCAGGGGTAGAGGGAAGCGAGGAGGTAGCCAGCGATCTCATCAACCGGGCAGCGGACGCCATCATCAACGGGGATCAGTCTGCCTACAACCAGTCTGTACAGGAATCTATTTCCCAGGGAATGACCGAAGAGGAAGCCAAACAGAAGGCGACCAAAGAGGCAATCCAGGGAACAGTCGAATCCTTCTTAGGGGGCGCGGCCTCCGGCGGCATCATGGGCAGCGCCGCCCAGGGCGTCAAGCTGGTCACCGACACCCAGTCTGCCAAACAGATGTTTGCGGACGGGGATTACCAGAGCTTCGCAGAGGCCATCGACACGGAAGAGGGATCGTATACGAACCGGAACGCCTGGGAGACGGCCAAAGAGGCGCAGGCGTTGGCCGGGGACTATGCCGCCCAGAGCAAAGAGGGAGGGAGCATCCGCACACAGGAGCAGAGGAAGCTTTACAACCTTGTGATGGATACGGCAGAAATTGAAAGCGGGAACCGGAAAGCGGAAGCGAACGCAGTGGAGCGGCAGAGCAAAAAGGACGGGCAGACAACCCGCCGGTCTTTGGAGATCCCGGAGCAGACGTATGAGGAAACGGATGTTCCGAAGGCGTACCAAAGCCAGGGCATCTCCGAGAGTGAGATGTTCGATCGCATGGCGAAGGCACAGACGGCAGAAGAGCTGACCGAAGCGTACCGATCCGGCCGGGAAACGGCGGATGGTACAGCCCGGCGCCTGGCGGACAACGCTTACCAGCAGTATTCCGGAAAGCTGCTGACAGAAGGAAAGGTTACCCAGGCACAGCTGGATGCGGCGATGAGTCGGCCCACAAAAGCACAAGCCTACTTAGAAGGGGCGAACGGGACGGCACAGGATGCGCTGGATCTGACGGATGAGACCCGGATCGCCTACAATGAGGGCGTGCGGCGCCGCACCGAGGAGCTGGCCTCCCGGACGGTACAAAACGCGGAAGACATCCGGGAAATCCGGATCCGGGGAGTGGGCACACAAGCGTCCGTCACCTACAACCAGGCGACGGTTTCGGCGGAGGACTTCCGCGCCAAAAACTTCGGCGTACAGACACTGGTGAACCAGGCCTTAAACCAGAACACGGAGGTGGCCGCGAACGGATATCTCGCGCATTACCCGGCCGGGGTGCCGATCACCTCATACACGAAAGCCTTCCAGACCTTTTATGACGCCGGGGCGGCCGGTGTGAAAAGCTTCAAGGAAACCATGAAGGCCAACCGGTATATGTCTGCTCTCGTCCCAGAAAGAACCCTGGAATCGGTTTTTACCCTGGGAGGCAGGGAATTGTCCATCAAAGACCAAACAGCCGTTAAAACGGCCATACGCAAAGGCACAGGGACGGTCAAGGACCTGCGGACCAATAAAACCCAGGAGGTGGCCCTTCTGCCGGTTTATGAAGCGTATGCCAAAGCGACAGGGACTACCATTGTTCTGAAAGATGATATGGACGCCCACATCAACGGAAGCTTCCAAAAAGCGGCCAGCGAGATTGTCTTTAACACGGGCTCGGACAAGGCCTTCTCCACCTTCTTCCATGAAGCTGTGGGCGAGTATACGCAGGCCTGGAACGCCGAAGGGATGAAGGAGGTGCAGGAAGCGATCCTTTCCTACGTGGTGGATACCAAAGGCGCGGAGTATCTCAGCCGCACAGGAAGACGCTACCAGAGCGCCTATATGGCCCAGGAGGGGACAAAGAGCTTCCGGGAAGCGATGGATGAGTACGTCAACGACGGCATAAGCGGCCTGTTTACCTCAAAGGAGGGGATGCGCCAGTTCGCGAAGTGGCTGGATGGCCACCAGAAGGCATCTAAAAGGAACGTGCTGCAGAAACTGGCGGACTGGATCAAGAACGTGGTGGATTCCTTAAAGAAGGCCCTGACGGGTTCCCGGCTGAGCGAGGCCACCAAGACGGTGGCGGAAATGAATATCGAAAGAGCGAACAAGCTGCGCACCCAGATTTTGGATGCGCTAAGCGTCGCGTCGGAACATCAGGCGAAGGCGGCCAAAACCGGCGATCTGACAGAGGCGGAAGTGAAGTATTCCCTGGAGGTGGTTGAAGGGACCATCCTGGAGGAGCGGATCCAGGACGCCCTGGAGCATCCAAAGGAGCAGAGCCATATCTACATCCAGGACACACCCAAAAGCCTCCAGGAAATCCTGGGGATCGGAGATCTCCCGATGCTGATGACCAGCAACCACATCTATTCTGTGGTGAAGACAGCTGAAGAGGCGAAGAGGGAAGGAAACTTCCGGAAGAATGTAAACTACCATGGACTGGGAACTGAACGGCTGATACGTGCCATGGAAGCTTTGGAGGATCCGGTTCTGATCGCAAAATCCACCACAGATCCAGAAAGCCTGGATCTTGCGGTTTTCACAGAGATTTTAGATCAAAAGAACGCGCCGGTTATGGCGGCGATCCGGATTGCGGGAAAAGGGAAAATAGGGGGGACGTATATTGACACGAACTTTATTTTGTCCGCCTATGGAAGAGGAAATACGGAAAATTATATTGAAAGCGCACTGGAAGAAGATCGAATTTTGTATGAAAACCGAACAAAAAGCCAGCAGTTGCAAGTCGACCCAAGGGTACCATACCCAAACATCTCTGCAACTGCTGACTTTACTGAAAATCTAACACGGTTCCGGGAGAAAGTCAAGGAAAATCGTCGCATAAGTTTTGACAAAAACAGCCAGGCAGCGGAAACGGGCGCTGAGACACAGAAGCCTGCAGCAGAAAAGACAAAGTTTTCCCTAGACGTGCCGGTGGAGGAGACAAAGGATCTGATCGCCGTACACAACCTGTCGGAGGAAAAACTCTTGAAGGATCTGGAGCTGGGCGGATTTCCCATGCCCTCTATCGCGATCACCAAAGCGGAGCTTGGCCATACGCAGTTTGGAGACATTTCCCTCCTGTTTCGGAAAGAGACCATTGATCCGGCCAACAAAAAGAACAAGGTGTTTGGCGCTGATGCCTGGACGCCCACCTTCCCGAAGGTAGAGTATGAGGTAAATGAAGAAGCGGTCCGGAAGGCACGAGAGGTGCTGCAAAAACTTCCGGAAGCCTCCCTGCCGGAAGAATACAAAAGAAGAGCCGAGAGCTTCGTGGAAAGCCTGGACTACAACCTGGACCGCTATGGAGGAAAAGAGGGGATTCTGGAGTACGCGAAAAGAGAGGAGGCTTTAAAGGCTGCCTACCTGGCCGATCAGGGAGGGACGGCGGAGACCCGAACCAAAGAAATACGGACAGAGATGTCAGAAGCCGAGAAGGAGCAGGCATCCACGATCCTGGAAGCGCTGGGCCAGGATAACGGATTTTCGGAAAAGCTGTCCGGAAAAGAGGCCTATGACCGGTATGGCTATCGGATCAAACAGGCACTGCTCGCCTATTACCAAAGAAACGGAATCAACGAAGAGACCGCGCAGCAGGTCGTAAGCAGCATGACAAAGTTTCAGATTGCAAACGAATACCGCAAGGCCAAAAAATACCGGGAGAACGGCGGCGTGGACGTGAAAACGGAAGTCGACTACGCTGCGATGAAGCGAGAGATCGAAAAACGGACGGATCCGGATGGCTATGAAGCGTGGCTGGAGGAGCTGTTTGGACAGATCGAGGCGGATGCCGGACTTCCCAACGGAAAGGATCCCTTTACGCCCTCCGGGAACCGGAGGAGCTTTCAGAGCACCCACCTGCCCTTCACGCTTGAGAACGTGGTCAAAGCCATGAAGGCCCAGGGCACGAGGAATGTGGCAGGGTTTAACGGGATCAAGACCATTCGGGCGGAGGCCACGCCGGCGCTTACGAGCATCCGGGGAATCAAACAGGAATCCTCAAGGCTCCAGAGGCTGGACACAGAAAGCTATGCCCAGCTGGTACAAAAGCTGGACGACCGGCTGATGGAGGTATTAGCTGACGTCCGGGACGGAAGCGGAAGAACGGATGATCTGATGGCGTTTGACGAGATTGGAGACATCATGGTACTGGCGGCACAGCATCCCACGGCGGAGCAGGTGCAGAAGGCATTTGAGCCCTATGCCTGGACCGTAACGCGCCTGCAGGCGCAGGAGATGGCGGAAATCATGCAGGAAGTGGCGAAAATGCCCGTAGACATGTTCGAGGCGAAGCCAGAGCGAGTGGTAGGCTTTGAAGAGATCGCCCAGGCAGTCCTTCCGGATACGGCCAGTCAAAAAGTAAAGGATGCCTTGACAGAAAAAGGGATCCCTTACTCAGTGTACGCCCATGAGGACCAGAAGGCCCGGATCGAAGCGGTGAACGCCGTGGAGGAGATCCGGTTCTCGATCGATGTGGCAGAAGAGGAGTTCTCCCGCCAGTATGATCAGTGGAACCAGAAGGATCCGACAAAAACTTTTCGCGTAGGCATTGCTACAGAAGCGATTCGCCAGCTGGGGTATCGCCCCTTAAACATTATGGTCGATTCAGCCAAGCTGAAAAAGATCAAAGAGAAACATCGAGGAATGACGGATCAGGTGCTGAAAAAGCTGCCACGCGTGGTCATGGATCCCCTGCTGATCTTGCGGTCGAAGCAATCTGAAAGCAGGCTCGTACTGCTCAATGAACTGGAAGATGCCAACGGGCACACGGTAATCGCTGTTCTCGAGATGAAACCGAAGGATAAGAAGGGAGCTGTTCTGGAGGAAATAAAATTGGCTAGTGCTTACGGAAAGGATTCTATCCAGAATCTGATCCGTACAAGCACTGTATTGTATGTGGCCAGGGATGAAAAAAGAATCAACCATTGGAAATTTACTACTGGGCTCCAATTGCCGGTCGTGTTTCCAACGGTTGATTCTAAGAACAGTATACCAGATTCTCACCAAAATGCAACTCCCATTTCGGACGAAACGGACATTCGCCATTCCCTGGACATCGATGAGGCCCTTTTTGACGCCCTGGACGGGGTGGATGTTGCCGATGAGGTGTTTTTGGACGAGGCGGGAAACGAACGAACCGTCAACTACCAGAAGGAGTCCATCCGGGAAGCCGCTTCTATCCTGGAAGAAGGGAACGAAGCCTTAAAGGGCCATCCGGTGAACCGGTCCCTGATCCGGCGGATGGCCTCCTCCCTCTTGCAAGAGTACGATTCCGCCTATGACCGGAATACCTTCGCCTCCAACTTAGAAAAGGTCTTTTCTTACATGCAGACTCAAGAGTCCGTAGATTTTCAGGACATGCTGCGGGTGATGCAGGAGGTGGCGTCTCCTGTGGTGGAGGCCTCCCGGGATACCATATCTCCCTCCGGAGACTACCAGGCGGTAAAGGAAGCCCTCTCTTCCTACCGGATCGCTCTGAACAAGGAGCAGAAGGCAGAGGTTGTAAACGCCTTTGGAAGCTATCAGGCATTTAAGGCCGCCGTTGCAGGCCGTATCCACGTGACGGAGCAAGGGACGGCTTTAGATTCCCTGTGGGGAGAGATCACCGAGCAGTCTTTGGGGATCTTGGATCCCATGGAGAGCTCCGGCAACCAGCCCCTGGCGCTGTATGACCTGCTGGAACAGCTAAAGCCAAAGAAGCAAAATGAATATGGCGGGGACAACAGTGACGCCGCCTATGACCTGGCGCTGCAGATCGTGGAGCGTTACTACGAGGCCCAGGGAAGAGAAACGGGGCAGGCAAAGGCGTATCAGGCGGCGAAGCGGCTCCAGAAGAAAAACGCCGAGTACCGCGCCAGGGTGCGGACACGCTACCAGGAGCGCCTTACAAAAGCCAGAAAAGAGATCAAAGAGCATTACCAGGAGAGGATCAGCCGTCTGCGAAGTGAAAAGAACCAGAGGACGGAAGAGCAGCTGGCAAGATTAAAGGCAAGGCACCGGCAGAGCGCTTTAGAAGCGAATAACCGGAGAAAGGCGTCAAAGGAGCGAGTGGCCATCATACGGGAAGCGCACGCGATCACAGAGATGCTCCTGCGGCCGACGGATGAAAAGCATGTACCGGAGAACATGAAAAAGCAGACCATTGAATTCATCAAGGCAATTGACCTGGTATCCCATCGGTCAAGTGAGGATGCGCGCGAGACTGTGCGCTGGCAGGAAAAAATGAGGGGCCTTCAGACGATACTGAACCGGGTCATGAACAACCGGGAGCAGGATCCTGAGCTGGAACAGGTGCGCTATGTCATAGACCCGGACACGGCCAGTATACTGAACAACTGGCTGGAGCGTAACAGGAACACACCGAAGGTTTCTCAGATGGAGTATGAGGACCTGTACGAGCTGCGCCAGGTTTTGCGCTCCTGGAAAGCGGCGATCTCAAAGATGAACAAGAACTATAAAAACGCCAGGTATGAAAGCGTTCAGGCGTTAGGGGCCGCAAGCTTTGCGGAACTGAACCGCCTGCCCCGCGCGAAGGACCGCACAAAAGCCGGCAACCGGATGCATGAGCTCCTGAACATCGATATGCTGGATCCCTTCAGCTACTTTGAGGAAATGGGCGAGGCGTCGAACTCCGTCTTCCGGGAAATTCGGGAGGGCTTTGACACCCGGATCCGGCACCTGAAAGAAACCAATGAGTACATGCAATCGGCCATAGGGAAAACCAACGTATCCAAATGGACCGGCGACAAGGCGGAAGTGAAGACGTTCCATACATTGGAAGGGGACATCCGCCTGACAGCCGCCCAGGTCATGTCTTTATATGAACTCGCAAAGCGTCCGCAGGCGGAAGCCCACATCCTGGTAGGCGGCATCAAGGCGGACGCGATACGTATGGGCAGGAGGGAAGTGCGCCAGGCAAGGGCCGTACACGTCAGCAGGCGGGAGCTGCAAGAGATTACGGACACCCTGACGGCAGATCAAAAGCGGATTGCAGACGCCATACAGAAATATATGGGCGCCCAGTGCGCGAAGTGGGGCAACAACGTGTCCATGCAGATGTATGGGTACGAGAAGTTCACAGAAGAACATTACTTTCCGATCAAGGTAGATAAGAACACCGTAGCGGTTTCCGACAAGAGCGAAGAGAACGCCTCCTACTATGCGGTACAGAACATTTCTGCCTCAAAGGCCCTGACGCCAAAAGCGAATAATCCGCTGATGCTTCAGGACATCTTTGATGTGTTTACGGACCATGTCGTACAGATGGCCACGTATGACGCGTTCGCGATGCCGATTTCGGACGCCATGCGTTGGATCAACTACAAGGAAGTAATAAGCCAGAACAAGAAGCAGAAGCTGTATGCGTCCATGCAGGAGGAGATGGACGCTGCCTTCGGAACAAAGTGGAAGGATTACTTCAAGAACTTTATCAAGGACATCAACGGCATGAGCCGGTCTTCCTACGGGACACAGTATGGGGCAAAATTCATGTCCAACTATAAAGCCCATGCGGTGGGCGCCAACTTCCGGGTAGTCCTTCAGCAGCCGACGGCGTATCTTCGGGCGGCGGCGGTCATGAATCCAAAATACCTGGCAGCGGCGGTGCCCTCCCTTGTGCAGGCGAGAAAGCTGGCAGCGGAAGTGAAGGAGAAGAGCATGGCGGCCTGGTGGAAGAGCCAGGGCTATTACGACACCTCGATCGGCAGGACCGAGAAGCAGATCCTGACAGGCATTGCCACCACCAAAGATAAAATCAGGGACGCGGCCACAAAGGCTGCAGGCCTTGCGGATGATCTGACCTGGGGAGTTTTGTACCAGGCAGTCAAGCTGGAGCAGGCCGCAGAGTTCCGGAAGGCAGGGAAAACAACGGACACCCAGGATTACCAGGAGGCATGCATCAGACGCTTTGACGATGTGATCGATCATACACAGGTCATTGACTCCCTCATCCACAGGTCGCAGTTCATGCGAAGCACGGACTTTATGGCTAAGATGGAGACCGCTTTCATGGCGGAGCCCACCAAAAGCTACAATCTGCTGCACAGGGCGTTGACCAAGACAAGACAAAGCGGCACGAAGCGTACGAACCGCAATTACAGGTTCATAGCCCGGGCAGCCGCAACCCATGTGCTGACGAACCTCTTAACCTCGGCGGTGGCGGCCGTGGTGGACGCCTTCCGAGACGATGAGGAAGAGAAAAAATGGCTGGAGAAATGGATGGAGTCATTCGGCTCGAATGCGATTGACAACATCAATCCGATGAACATGATTCCGTTCCTGAAGGAAATTTCCTCCGGTTTGTCAGCGGCGCTGAACGGGACGAATTACTCCCAGTCCAGGATGGATATAGACGGAATCACAAGCGCCGTTACAATCCTGGTAAAAGATGTGCAGGCAATTGTAAACGGAAGCTCCAAAAAGACGCCCTACGGAATGTTCCGGGATAATGTCAAGGCATTCTCGATGCTGACCGGAATCCCGGCCTACGGCGCCCTCCGGGAGGTGCAGACCTGGTGGAACGCCCTGATCGGAAAACAGGCGGAGAACTTAAAGCTGACAACGAAGCAGCTGTCCGCCTCCGAGAAACAGAGACAAATCTTCAGGGAATACCTGGACGCCGTGGAGGGTGAGGAGGATGCAAGGGAAGCGATGGAGGCTTTGATGGACCAGGGATATCACAGAAGTGAGATCCTCTCTGCCCTGCGCTCTGAATACGCGGCCGATTACCGAACGGCCGATGAGGAAGAGAAAAAGTCCCTGGAGGAGAAGCTCTCCCCGGCCCTGGAAACGCTGGGGGAGGACCCAAAGGAGACGCTGGTAGGCTGGGTAGGATCATCCGTCACCTATGAGCAGCTGGATGCGGCGATGAAGGAGGGAGACGGCATTCAAGAAGCTGTGGCCACCCTTGTGGAGGCAGGGAAGGATCCGGAAAGCGTCAAAGAGCATCTCCGGGGAGACTACGCGGAGGATCTTGCCTACCGCTCCGAGCACATGCCCTCTACCCTAGGGACGGAGCAGGCGAAGGCGCGGAAAGCCCTGGAAGCACTGGGCTATGACCAGGCGGAGGTGATCGTACGGAACTGGACAAACGGTTATGCCACCACAAGCGGAGAGAAGTACGGCCGCCTGTTGGACGCGGTAGAGTCCGGGGACGATTACCAGGGGGCACTGAAAGAAGCCTATACCATGAGCGGGGGTGATACGGGGAATATCTTGGGCGCCCTCACCCGCCAGTTTAAAGAGCGACTGGTAGAGAGCCGGGATGTGACGCTTCTAAACCGCCTGCTGGCGATCTACATGGCGCTTGGGAAAACGAAGCGGGAAGCCGAGCGCCAGATCGCCCGGTGGTTTACGGCGGAAGGATAAAGAAAGTAGCAAACCCGGATCCGGCCGGGACGAAGCCTGTATCAACCGAAAGCGGAACGGGCAAAAGCGGAGCGAACCGGCCAAAATCGGATCCAAAGAATTAAGGAGGAACAATACATGCAGATTGACTATACCCTGGTGATGGATTTCGCCAGGCCAAAGAAGAGCTACAGCATCCTGATCGCCGAGGGGGACCAAAGAAGCCGGGTGCTGAAAGTTGTCCTCATGAACAATGGAAAAGCCATGGATCTGTCCGACGTCCAGACCGCCACCATCAAGGCGGTCAAGCCGGACGAAGCGATTGTTTTTGGGGACGGGACGATCGAGACGGATGGAACAGGGAATCCAACAAACGTGGTATCCTACGTGCTGCCGGCGGATCTCTCGGACGTGGTGGGAAGGACGTCTGTGACCGTCACACTGGTCAGCGAAGCGGCCGAGCGGATCACCACGCCGGAGTTTTATGTGATCGTCGGGAATCAGCTATACAACGAAAATGATTACGTGTCGGAGTCGGATCTGACGGGCTTCCAGGATCTCTTAAACCGGGCCCTGGCGGCGGTGAAAAAGGCGGAGCAGCTGGCGGTCTCCCTGCCCTGCCCCTACGCGCTCTCCGTCGTCCTTGGGAACACCACCTATACCTATGACGGGTCGGCGGCGGTGACCGTGGAGCTGACGGACGGGAACAACCTGTCGTATTGAGGAGGAAGGCCATGGCAGAGTGTAATACAGTGGTATGCAAAACGTATATAAAAAAGGTCGGGGAGGCACTGCGCACGCTGAAGGAAGATCAGGGTCTTACCTATGCGCTTTCCGTCCTTCCTGCCGCCATCCAGGAGGTATCCCTTCCGACCCAGACCGTCGAAGGGGAGGCAAGCGTCTGGATCTATGAGGGGAAGGAGTACGCCCTGGTAGAAAAAGAGCAGGTGAAATATGCAGTCACCGTGGAAGAGGGAGCCTTAAAAGAAATCAAGTATCCGGAACGCCTGGAGGTGACTACCCAGCCCTATAGGAGGCGGTATGTCTTAAAAAAAGGCGAGGAGAGCACGGTACTGGACATCACAGGGCTGACGGCGCACCTGGTGTACGGGGACGGAAGCAAGGAAGCCTATCCCCCGGCCATCGATCAGACCCTGAAGCGCACCGATGCTGGCATGGTGGAACTCTGGTTTTATAAAGAGGTCTTGGGACGCAAGTTCTGGGCGATGTTCTGTGTGGAGCTTTGCGACGAGAACGAAAACGTGGAGCTGGACGGCGCATACCTGTACCAGATCGCGGACGCCATCCGAAAGCGGAACGGCCGGAAGCGCCTGTACCGGGCCAGCGAATTCGCCCAGGCCCTTTTGGACTTACGGTACGCGAACTATCCCAACCCCTCGGAGGTGCTCCCAACCGACGATCCCTCCTACCTGGAGGTAACCCATCTGCCAGACCGGGTGTATTACGTCATCAAAAGCCTGGAGCTGTCTGTGGCCATCGACTATACAGGCCTTGTCATCTGTCTGGTGCAGAAAGAGGGCCGGACGGAAGTGACAGAAGAGTGTACGATCCTTCCACGGGACGGAGATCTTTTGTATCGGACGGATCAGGGGATCCTGGAGTGCCAGGTGGAGTATCTCGGGGAGACGAAGATCTATCACACCTCTTTTGAGCTTTCCGTACGCGCGGAAGGGGAAGAGACGGTCCCGGTGCGGCCGCTGTACATTTATGTGGCCGCTTTGCCGGACAACGTATCCTATGAGATCCCGGAGGGGGCGCTGTTTGTGAGTACAGACCACACGGGCGTCCGGATCGAGGCGGTGTATGAGGATGGGAGCCATGTGGATGTCACGGGTGCTTGTACCATTGCCGGAGGGGATCTGTACCGGAGGGAGGGCACAGGATTTTACAGCCAGGCCTGCCCGGTCTGGTGGTTTGAGAAAGAAAGCTGTCAGGAGTTTACCACCTCCTTCCAGGTATACGTCTACGACCTCAATGAATCGGAGCACGTGGTCAGCGAGACAATCGCCTGGAAGGACCCGGATGGGTATACCAGCTATACCTGGTCCTCCAGTGACGGATACACCTACACCACGGGCACGAAAGAAAAACGGATCAAGAAGCTGGTCTTCTATAAGGAGCCGGCAGATATCCCCTTACACTTTTCTCCTCCGGAAGTAACGCTCATGGAGAACGGGGTACAGGTGAAGAAATATGCGGTCCGCATCTTCCAGCTGCTGAGAAATGCAGAGGTACTCTTGATCTACGAAGACAACACTTCGAAGAGCGTTACCCCCCAGTATCTTCTGGGAAATGGCTACGAGCTTTCGTCCTACCTGACAGAAAAAGACATCGAAGAATTGCCGGAGGGGGTGATTACCCCGGTCACGGCAAAGGTGGTAAGGAACCAGATACGCCTCTATGACAGAAGCAGCATCCGTCTGATGGCCTGGGAGGAGTACGAAAAGCGGTATCCGTACCGGGTACATGTCCGCAGCGTGATCCGGGAAAATTATATCGAGCAGAACGAATCGACAGGGAATGTCGATCACACAGAGGTAGCTGAATACTGGTTTGTCTCTTTGAAGGCGATTACAGAAACGATAGAAAGCAAGGACGGAGCAGATGTATATACCCTGGACATGGCAGGGGAAGAGGATCCCTCCTTAAACCGAGACTTTCGGGCAATCAGCACCAGCCTGTTCTGCCAGGAAGGCCGCTGGAGTGAGGGCCCGTCGGTAAGCTGGAGAAGCTGCCGCGGGATTGCAGCTGGTGGAACAGACTTTACCACCTGGTTTTCCAGGAGATCCTATCGGATCATCACAGCCTCCGGCGGGGAAGTCATTGGATCCGGGACGGAAGATTATAGCATCCTCTATAACAACCTACCGGATTCCCCCTATTACAAGGTGACGTAAGGGGTAAGGTATGAATTTGAAAAAAAACCGTGTACAATAAGGGAAAACCAGTCAGGAGGGAATAAGGAATGGAGATACCCTATACATTGATCATAGACCTGGCCAGGCCTTTAAAAAGTAATACCATCCTGATCAGTGAAGGGGATGCCCGGTCGAGACGCTTATACATCGTCCTGATGAACAACGGGAAAAAGCTGGATATGAAGGATGTGCAGACCGTGACCATCAAAGGGGTAAAGGCGGACGATACGATCCTCTTTGGGGACTGCACGATCGTGACAGACGCAGAAGGCCAGCCCACAAACACAGTGACCTATGTCCTGCCGTCCGCCCTTGCGGATCTGCCGGGGCGCACCACCTATACCCTGACGCTGAACAGTGAGACGGCAGAGCTCATCACCACCCCGGAGTTTTACACCCAGACCAACCGGCAGCTCTATGACGAGGATGATTACCTGTCGGAATCAGATCTGTCGGGCTTCCGGGACTATATGAACCGGTCGTTGGCGGCGGCGACGGCAGCGGAACACGCAAAGGCGCAGGCACAGACCAGCGAGACGGCAGCCGGCGTATCCGCGTCTCATGCACAGGCCAGCGAAACGGCAGCGAAGCAGTATGAGGAGCTGATCGAAGAGCAGATCAGGAACCATATAAAGGGTCCGGTAGGTCCGCAAGGCGAAAAGGGAGAGACCGGTCCGGCAGGAGCGGACGGGAAAACCCCCGCATTTTCTATTAATAGTGCGGGACATCTGATCGCAACCTTCGAATAATTTAAGGAGGAAAAATAGATGGCAACAATTACGATTGACTTAGGCAAGGTAACGGGAAAATCCGCCTATGAGACAGCGGTAGAAAAGGGCTATACCGGCACAGAAGAGGAGTGGCTGGCATCCCTGGTGGGACCGAAGGGCGAAGCAGGAGAGAGAGGGCCAAAAGGAGCGAAAGGGGATCCGGGAGAGACGGGGCCAAAAGGAGCGAAAGGGGATCCGGGAGAGACGGGGCCACAAGGAGCAAAAGGAGATCCGGGAGAAAAAGGGGAAGCCGGAGCAGAAGGACTGAGCATTTTTAAAAGCAGCAGAAACACAAGCACTCTTGCAACCAGCATTCCTTTGTCGACGATTACCATTCCGGAAGGTAGGAGCTTGAAGGCAGGAGATCTTCTATTGGCAAACGATACGTACTCCTATCTGTACCGCGTAATTGCAGTAACTTCCGACGCAGCAAGTGTTACCTATCTGTGCAGATTAAGAGGGGAAGACGGAGCCATGGGGATCGTGGACTACCAAACGGCGATGAATTTAGCGCACCCGGTAGGAGAAGTCATAATGTTTCTAGATGATACGGATCCGAATAACTTGTATCGCCAGTTTGGGCAGGTATGGGAAAACACGGGAGCTACACAGGACGGACTGGCAATGAGATGGGTGCGGACATCTTAAGGAGGAAAATATGGAAAAGACAAATGTAATCAAAGCGGGAATTACGGCGATCCTATCTTTCTTGACCAGTCTGTGCGGGGCATTGGCGGTGCCCATCCTGCTGATGGTGCTGTGTAACATCATTGATTATGCAACAGGATTGATGGCCTCCTCTTACCGGAAGGAACGGATTAATTCATACAAATCGATCCGGGGAGTGATCAAGAAGGTATGCATGTGGCTGTTAGTGGTGGTCGGCGCCATCGTGGATCAGCTGATTTTGTATGCAGGAGAAGTACTGGGATACAAACTGCCTTTTACGTTTTTGGTATCCTGTGTGGTAGCGATTTGGATTGTCTGCAGTGAGCTGATTAGCATACTGGAGAACATCGTAGATATGGGGGTGGCAATCCCCGGGTTTTTGAAACCGATCGTACAAAAAATAAGAAACGCCGCGGAGGAAACGGCCGGTATAGAGGAAGAGAAGAGTAGTAACCGCGGCGGAGAAGAGTAAAGGAGTAAGAATCATGTCATGTGAGAATTACAAGCAGTATGACAACCGATGGGCCAGCAAGCGTTATGCTGGTGACACCATGGCCGGATCTGGCTGCGGGCCGACCGCGGTGGCCAATATCGTCCAACAGATGCCCACGGAGGTTGCAAAATACATAGAATCGAAGGGCGGCACAGTCTCCGGGCACGGGACGATCTGGTCCTATATAGACGTGGCCCTGGATCACTTTGGATATAATGGGAGGCAGCTAAACGGAACAAGCCTGTATGGCGTACAGGGAAGCGCTGCGGAGACAACCTGGAAGAACGCCATGTGGGCAGGAAACCACTACGGGATCCTGCTCATGGGACCGGGCGTATTTACGAAAGGCGGACATTATATCACGATTACCGAGTATGACGGCAACCGATGTTACGTACATGACCCGGCATCAGCCGCAAGGGACGGCTGGCACCCGTGGAGCGATTTTGAGGGGCGTGTGAAGGTATTTTACCTGGCAGATCGGGCAGATCGGAAGGATTCTGCAGGCAGCGGCGCGGAAGAGACGTCTGTGAACACCTACAGCTTCGGGCTGGAACAGATTGATCTGGGAAGTGTTGGGATCTATGTCCTGCTGGCGCAGGAGATCCTGCTGCCGCGGGGATTCTACAAAGGGACACTGGATCGCAGCTTTGGCCCGCTGATGGAAGCGGCTGTCAGGGCATACCAGAAGAGCCGCGGCTTCCTGGCCGTAGACGGAAGTTTGGGAGCTGCTACCTGGGCGGATCTCCTGGCGCTGCCAAAAAGAAACGGCCTCTATGTGCTGAAACAGGTAAAAACCGGAGATCAGGGAGTGGAAGTCCTGCTCCTGCAGGAGATCCTGAAAGCAAGGGGCTATTATAAAGGCGGCCTGGACTGGAGCTTTGGACCGCAGACAGAGAAAGCAGCCAGAAAGTATCAGGCGGACCGCGGTCTGAAAGTAGACGGCGTGGCAGGGCCGGAAACCTGGAAAGACTTGATCGCGCTGTAA